TGTACATCTTTTGAGTTTCTTTGAGTCCGCACAGCATAAACGTTAAACCAGTTACGGCCGGGGTCGAAGGTCGCGATGAAATTGGCTGGGTTGGTGGACGAATTGGCCTTGCCAAAAACAGATGCGGTGACAAAAGGCGTATCAAAATATTGTGAGTTAGCAAACTCAAACTTTCTTGGGAATATAACTTCTATCTCTGCGGTTTCCGCAAAAGCATTGTCCGGGCTTGAGGAAGAGAAGTAAGTAATATTACCCGTTTCGGTGTTAGTGCTTGATGAGTTCTGATAAACAACCCCATCAAACCTATCAGGGTGGTTAAAATCAACGTAGTTCTTTCTAACAACTCTATCTTGTCTTGTCTCTTGGATGTCAAAGGTTTGATTGCTTGCGTATGCGTTGAATCTAATGACATCTTCGCCAATACCGTAACAACGGATAAGGTTTCTAAATGCTTTTTCTGTGCCCTTTGACTTGTAAAGGTAAGTAAGGTTGTTGTAGATATTCTTGTAAATAAGATTCTTGGTATCGTTAATATCAAGAGTGTAGCTTTCGGTGTCGCTTCTGTTAGCGAATCGCTGGAGAAGGTCAGCATCCACAAAGATTTCTGGGACTGCTAGGCCTCGGGAGCTTAACAAGTTCCTCATAAACGGTATAGGCTTATCGCTACCACTTAAGTATGTATTGTTGGCTAGGTCTGGCAGGGACTGAATCTGTAGGTTGAGCGTGTCCATGTAGGAGCCAAGAATCTGTGTTAGTCTACTTAACTCGCCGTTGCCGCTTTGGTTTTCTTCCTCAACAATCCAGCCGGGAAGTGTATCGATAATTGCTGCTTGGTTTTCAAAGTCGTGGACACTGCCAGAAGACTCCAGCCTGTCTACTAGTGCAACAACATCCGGGTGGCTTGCGTAGATAATCGGGTCTTTGAATTCTGATGTGGCTGCTTCGGCATCAACAATAAGGGAGCCTGTGTCTCGGCGCGTGTTCGACGCGGTGGTACCATAATTAGCAATAGATCCGTTTGACATACGGCCAGAGTAATCTAAAGCGATAGCGTCAATTGCTGCATCGCCAGTAATGCCCTCGTTAAATTTAAAGTATACGCCAAGTTCTGCGTTTGCTATTTCATTATTTGTGCCGCCGCGAACTTGTGTCCAATAGTTTTGTTGTATTTCTTTTTCTGTTCTCTCAGTTTTCCAGTATCTGAACTCGTCGTATTGGCCACCGAGAACGGTACCGTAGCCCGCCATATCTGTGCCTATGGATGTGCCTGATGGATTTGTTAGAAGAGCACCAATACGGCCTCGGAGGGCGCCAGTAACTTCATTTAAGGCGATTGAAGAGCCTGTTGTGTTTGTCAAAGTGCCATTGATGTATGTTTTAACAGTTAGACCCAGAGTTGATCCAGAACTAAAAGCAAAAGCCAAGTGGCCCGGAAGGCGTTGTGTTGTATTGTATTGAGGAGGGACTTGAGCGTCAACAGTGCCGGTTAAAAGACATAAATCTTGAACACCTACAGTTCCTGAGTAAGCATTTAAATAAATACCATGAAAGGTATCATTGGCGTTGGCGCCCGAGGCATATACGGTTAGGCGACCGTATTGGGCAGAACTTGAGGGCTCTCCATTCCACAAATCAAATAAAGCGTGTCTGGATTGTCTAACGAAGCCCGCTGTGGAGCGGTTCTGCCAAAATTCTACAGTTACACCCTTGTTTGGAAGGTCGTAGGCCAAGTTGCTCTCTCTTGACCCAACCCTATCTAGCGCAAGTGTGCCGTCAGTTTGATAAATATCTGTATCGTAATAGTTGGAACCAGTGAACTGTAGATGGAATGAGCCTGTTGTCATCCCTCCTGCTATAGCATTTGGCCCACCAAAAAATGTAACGTTTGCTGCGGCGTTGTTGAGACCAAACTGGTTAGTAGCACCGGGGTCGCCCGTGAAGCCACCGGCAAACTTAATATACCCAGTCGTCCGTGGATAATCATTCTCAAGAATATGGAGGTCAAGGTAGTTGGACTCGTTATTATAGCGAGTTATCTCTTCTTCGGAACCATCATAAGGGTACTGTGAGATAATCCTATTCACAGAGTCAGCATAATACTTTCTAGCTGAACCATAGACCGCGAAGTTTGCGGGGTCAGAATAATCTACTTGAGGAATAAACCGATTGATTCTTTCAATCTGCTCTCTGACATTATCAGCAGATTCAAGTTCAGGTGCGTTCTTAACAACCTCTTCTTCTAGGTTAGTTGATACAAGCACATCATTTAGTTTTTCTGAATCAAATAGCTTTTTGATGCTCATCCGTAATTGCCTTATTCAACTTTAAACTTAAATACTTCTGGTTGCTCAACCCAGCTATCAATGTCCTCGTTATAAAACGCCAATTTTATTCCGTGCATAAATCCGGGTTGGAACAGCCCCATGTCTAGATCAAAGTAAGAGCCGGAAACATCATACGACATGAACGTGTGGTACGGTGTACTGCCCGTCCCATGCGGTATAACCTTGAGATCGTCAATAACTCTGAATACTTCAAATGAGCCACTTTCTACTACCTCTGTTTCTGGCGTGCTTACTGCCTTAGTGTAAATAGTTGGTGTCCAATCTTTTTGGCGGGTATAAACTCTAAATCGCGCTGTCTCGTCTGGACGATACTTTTGTCGCAGATTGGTTATGGTAACAAGGTACTCGTTTGATGGAGCGTTGTATAAGTTTGTAACAACCTTTGGCTCTATTGTGCCGGTGCCATACTGCACACCTGTGCTAGCATCGGCAACCGAGTTATCTAGCTTAAACCACACGTCGTTAATCGTTGCAAGGGGCGTAGAAGCTGCTGTCATAGCAAATGAGGCCGAGTATATGCCTGTGGAAACATGACCGCCTGTGACGGCGAATAAGCCCGTTGATAAGACATGAGTGCCGTCCGCTACAAGCGAGATGGCAGAACCGGCTGGAGAACCAGCGGAAGATGAAAAGACACTAACGCCTATATTGCCTGTTCCAATATCAGGTATGTTGCGGAGACGACCTCTAAAATAGTTATAAAAGAAAATGGTATTTAAGTTTTCTGCTGCTGTCGCTAGTGAACTACTATAGAAAAAGTTTCCCCTGTCATCCTCTATAGAAGAATCCCATCGGGCTTCAATGTTTGGTCGCTTGTAGAAAAACTCTGTGCCTCGTGCAAAGAACTTTTTTGTATAGTAAGATCTAGATGCGCTGGAAAATTTATTTGATAAGAACACGCCAACACCTTCATCTTCTTTACTCCCCAAAATATTGCCGGCACTATTGACCCATTGTTCTACAAGCGGCGTAATATCTAATTCTATGTCCTCAACCCCTGAATCAAAAGATGCTGTAAAAGAAGAGGATACATCTGAAAAGTAATCACCGCCGGTGGAGGCCCATGCGTGATCTCCAGCCGAGCGTGAGGCTATTCTATTCACCCAGTTAGAAGTGCCAATATCTTTGTAACCTTCCATATCAAGACCTGTGCCCTCATTCCAGCCGCCCGAGATTGCGGACACATCCATTGTATACGACTTAGGAAGAGTTTGGCTATGTGGCGCATTGTAGAGCCTTAAAAAGAAGTTGACGCTGCCGCTAGCTGGTAAGATACCAGCATCCCTATCTGCTTTGATAGAATCAGTTGAAGCTGTGCAATCAAACTTAATAAGAACTCTAGACTCCTCGGCAGATGATGAGTTAGCCTGACCGAAAATAGAAAATACTTCAAGGATATCAGAAGCTCCCATATTAGAACCTGTCCCACGAGTAGTAAGATTTTCTTTGAATGCATCTGTTATAGTGTTGTCTTTCTTAGCGTAGTATCTTTTGATAGCCATTACTTAACAGTTCCTTTTATATCAATTTGCGGAAACTTGATTTCCAGAATAACGTTGTCTGGAACTGACAAGTATCGCCCGTCAAGCGACATGTATTGTTCTATGTTAAGACTAGAAGAAGAATAATTGCCGCCTGTCTTGCTAACCAAGCTAACTCTGGATGTATCCACCACTCCTCTGACTTTATTCAGTGCTGTATATACATCGGTAACGTAAAATCTATCGCCTATAAACATAGGAGCCGCGAATCTTTCTCTTAAGGCACGAATGCACGAATCTAGAACTTCAAACTTGTTGACTTCTTCGCTTGACACAACCTCAAAATCAATACCTATGTTTACTATTTTAGCGTCTAAAATATCTACAGTGTCGTTGATCATACGATAGCGGCTTAGATGAACTTTCAAGTTTTCTTTTAGTGCATTATTAGATTGAGCAAGTTTGCCAAAGGAATCTTCAGACACAATATAAATATTTAAGTTTCTTTTTAATGAATCTTGGTCTCTTACTACTCTTGCTCGCTTTACATCGCCAAACTTAGCTGGCATCATATAAGTTAAAGCTTCATAATCTTGCGATGTAACAGCCCTGTTTTGGCTTGCAAAAGCGTTCATAGCTTGTAATCTAATCTCTTCCCTAGAGGGTAGGCTATTAGTGCCTATTAAGGGCTCCTCATTATAGGATTCAATACTTGCTATTACCGCCGCGGCTTGGGATGTGCCAGTTATTGTAGGGTCGTTAAACTCAAATATTGGGCTAACTATTGTTGTAATGGAGCCGGCCGCGGCGTTAGTATTAAGAGTTGTGTTCGTTCTTTTTGTTATAGTTAGAGTGGTGTTTGCCGGTCCTATTCCCAGCTTATCGTTGCCTATTAGGTTAGAAGGGTCAAAGGAAGCATCGGTAGTGTAGTCTTTTGCCGCTCTCTGTAAAACAACATTGGCTGGTTCTGCTACGGTTTGCGAGGATGTTTCGGTGTCAGAACCGTGCCCAAATGTTAGCGTAACCCCGTTGGAGTCATGGTCCACCGTAAATCTTCTAGCTGCAATAAAAGGCCTCATTAAAGACGGAGCGTTCTGTCTGGTATTTTCATCCCTGTTGGGTACTGACTTGTATACTACGTCTTGTGTTAGATGCTCCACTTGAAAATATTCATGACCTTCAGAATCAAAAACGCTTACTACCTCAACCAAGCTAGAATCATTTAATCTGACTCTTTTAAACTTTTCAAATGCTCCGACTGTGACTGACTCTGTTTCAAATACACCTGATATTAGTTGGCCTTGTGCTTTGATAGCGTAGCTAACTGGATTTCCTGTGGTAGCATCGGTATTAGCTACCACAACATCGTTAGCGGGTTCGTCAAACCTAACGTCTTCTGTTAGTATAAACGAAGCTCCATCTATGGAGCGCAACACCGTGTTCGCCTTAAGTATGGGCATAAATCTAGTATCTGGGCCGAGACCGGTGGAGTTAGCTGGCACGATAGCATACATAGAAGTAATGCCGGTCGTAGAAGGGGAGCCCTTAAACTTATAGCCCATTTGCGAGGCTAATCTAATTATGGTGTTATAATCAGTGGCTGTATCGATAAAAGATTCATTGACCTGATAGTCAAGATAAAAAGACATTATGTCGCCAACGTATGCCACTGTGTCTATCATTAGAGAACCAAAAGAAGCCTCACTAAAATCTTTTAAAGTATCAGGGTAATATCTTTTTGCATAATTAATCAAATCCTCTTGTATGGATTGGAAATCTCTGCTAGTATATCTAATAGGTACATTTCGTCTGGCCATTTATGAGTTCTCCACTCTTTTAAATAGTATCAAAAAGAACATTTCAGTATATTTGATTAGTATCCACCGCCGGCGCCAGAGGCGCCTCCAGCGCTTGGGGATCCGGAGGAGCCAACCCCTACGTTTAGAGTTGACACTAAGTTAACAGACGGAACTGCGTATTTTATTGATACTACTAAACTAGCTGCGTCATTCTCAGAAACAAAAACATTTAACCCTAACAAGTCTATATAAGGCAGATATCTTGATACCTGTTCTCGTATGGCGTCCCTAACTAGCTGAACGGTGCCGGCTGTGGCGGGCTGGAACAAAAAGCGTCGGAGGCCGACGCCAAAGTCCGGCTGCATAATTCTTTCACCCGGACTTGTTAAAACAACCATTTTTAAATTTTGCGATGCCATGGACTCTATATCTTTATTGAGAGCATAGGCTCCATCAGTTGTGCTTATCGCTAACGGTAGTGCTACAGATAATCCTTCAGCCATCTTTTTTCTCCTATATTAAATAGTGCTTAACATTCATCTCCGTCCACATTATATGGATTACCCTTCACTCGCAAGCCGCGCTCCCACCACCGAAGCCCATCTTCAAAGTTGACCTTAGGGCGAATAAGTTCTCTGAAGCTATCTGCTTGGTTAGGTGGCGAACGGTCACTAGAAACATCAAAGTCAATAGCCTGAGCCGCTTCGTAGAATCCTTCGAACACTTGGCGGGCCGTTTGTCTAGACCTTTCAAAAGACTTAGTTGGGCTATGATTCCATTTGCGGAACTTTTTGCCTTTTCTACCTCCCGGTATTTCCCACAAATCGCCGCCCTCTAGAGGGTAACCAATGTTGCCTATTGCATCTGTAAAAGACAAAGTAGAATACATTGCCAACAGAGAGATAAATCTAGGTAGCGGGAATGCATATTTGAATAACATTCTATATTCTGGCTTCTTGACAAGTTCTTGTATTAAACACACCACATCGTATGTATCGGGCTCAAATAGTTTAAACTTCTGGTCGGGGATTGGTAACTCAGCGGATACAATGGGGATTAGATAGCGTGTGCGGCCACTACTTTCCTTAACGCTGTAGGCCTTGTTGTTCATTGAAACATCAGCACCCAAAGATTGCATTATCTCCCTAAAAGCACCATTATCTGATGTTTTTGGTTGATAACACATTCTTAAGCCAAAGCTCCAACCAGTGATTTCAATATAGTGCCTATGTCCATTATCCTGAGGGTTTAGCTGGGCTCTCTGGATTTCTCCTCCAATAATCTCGTGAAAATGTTCATTGCCTGCGCTGTCAACATATGTGCTGGTTCTGCCATTACCATTCTCGTCTATTGTGTATTCGTGAGTATGATTTTCAATTTTTGTAGTCTCACCAGACAACGGAGGATTGCCCCAAAGATCAGAGATAAGTTTATCCGGTTCGGACGAACTATTCTTTAGGTCTTTTATAAAACTATCCCAATCTTCAATATTAACAATGTTATATAAGTTGTCAGCCCTGCCAGCGACCTCAGTCGGCGGCTCATCTTTCTCATGAATTTTAATGTATTTTTCAAGCACAAAGGGCCAGTAATCTTCACTATCTGCGTTTTCTATTACATAATCATTAGGATTGGATGGGTCTGACATGACATTGTAAGGACCGCCGTCGTTGACCGCGCCTCTAATCCAGTCTGAACTGAGCAGGAATAGGTGGTCCACGTTGTCCACGACCGGAACGATAACTTCCGCGAACTTGTCTTTTAGCGTTTCAATTTCTTCTCTAATATACCTTCTCAAGAAAACAAGCGCCTCTGTTTCTGTTTCAGAAACCATTTTTAGGAAAGCTCTGTCTTTGGCTAGTTTTGCATCCTTTTTTCTAAATCTAGAGCTTCCGGCGCCAATGCCCACAGCAGAGGCGCCGGGGCTCGTCGAGAAGAAGCTATCAAATACGCCTTTACCTTTAATAGCCGCGTCAGATAAAGACTCCAGCTCGCCATCAAACTCGCGATAAAACTCTCTAACCCTATCGACGATAACAGCAAAGGCATCTAGTTCTTCTTGAGACATGTCTTCTTCAGTGAGTATGCCAGAGTCTAGCTTTCTTTTAGTGTTATTAACAACCTGTTCTAAGAATCTATAGTAGTATGTTTCATCTCCAGCGCCAGTTCGACGTAGACCGTCTTCAAACAACCCTTGTTTCATTCTTTCGGCTATAAACTGAAGCATCAAGTCATCATAGTTTGCTTCGGAAAAACCAAAAGCCGTAAATGCCGGCACTGTGCGTAAAAATACATCAAGAGCGTAAATTCTTATAACTGCCCGCATCGCACCTTCAATGTTAGCTGCATCAAAGTTCGCCAATATTCTGTCATATGGTGCTTCTTGTGAACAAAGCGGATCCTGCTGCAATCTCTGGTCGGGGACCAACTCAGATTGCATGTTACTTATCACATCGTTTAAGTCTTCCAAATTGTATACTGCTTTAGAATATGGCTCGCATCCTGAAACCTCTGGAACTAATGTGTCACATATATCCATCCAGCCCTTGTGTTTTCTTTCTTTGACATAAAACGGTGGTGGTACCTTGTCAGGGAAAAGTCTGGCCAGCGGGCCACCATAAGTTTGAGGGTCAAGTTCTATGATTTTTGGGGCTTTAGGATTAAAGCCAAACTTAAATGCCCTCGATAAATCGCCAGTGTCTGCCAATTCCTCTGTTGTAGGCTTTGGTTCTTTTGTTAAAGCTGCGCCAATCGCTGCGCCAACAAGTGCGCCGCCGCCAGTCAGCACTGTTGCAGTTACAGCGCCGGCTAGTGCAGCTTTTTCTTTCTTTGTTAATAAGCCCTCATCCTCTTCCTCAGTCTGAGTCGTCGATGAATCTGTTGAGGCTTTTTGCTTCTTGCCGGTAGCGATAACTGTTGAAATGCGCGTCATAAATCCAGAAGATATTTCATCAAAAGTATCCTTTGCGAAGTATCTTCTAAACGCTGGAGTATTGGTGCGCTGCGAAGTAACCGCCGGTAGCTCAGAGGCATCCTGTAGTATTCTGGAGAAGTATTTATAAACGGCTTCAATCTCATAGGCGTCTTTTGGCGGGTCAACAGGGGGTCGCGGGCGTGGTTCGTCAACAGCCAATGAGGTGATATCATCTAGCAAGTCAGCCACGTCGCCCGGGGGTGCAGAGTTAACCGTAAACTCATACCGAGGATAAATGTACATATCCTGTCCGGTTTGGTAAATGGACTGCGGTGGGGCATCGGCACCCAGCTTTCTTATCTCTCTATCTGTTAATCCCTTCTCCTTAGAAGCGCGAATAGTTTCTACAACTTTAACTTGATATTTATTCTCTTCCATCAATACATTGGAACCTGTGTCAAACAGATTATAGTCATATTCTATCGTGAACTCAAATGGTGATGTCCCATCTTCTGGGTCGTCGGGATAAGAAGCATACTTAAGAATAATATCGGCTGATGAAGTGTCGGGTAGTTCAAGAAGCTTATGTTGGTTTCTTGGGCCGTAATAATCAATAAAGATTTTACCCCCAGTCCCCCACTTGCCTCCAATGTCTTTTTCAAGCGCCTTCCCCAACTTGCCGGTCCCACCTAGCACTTGCTTACCAAGCAGCACTTCGCGGGCCAAATCTTCTGGAGAGTTTTTCTTTGTGGTCTTGCGCCACTTCGTAAGGCCCTTGGACTTGTCTTCGTCTTCCCAATCATCTTGGAAAAACAGTGGTTTTGTAATGCCCAAAAGCAAATCTTGCTCAAGGACACCTCTTTTGCCAGAGCGTTCTTTGCCAGACTTTTTAGAACCATAGGTATCTAGCCATTTTTCAACGTATTGTTTTCTGTTTTCTATTCTGCGGTTGTTTACTCTCAATACTCTGGCGTGTTCATCTAGTGCAGCCTGCATGTTCGGGAAGCCCTTGGGCTTTGTTGTTGTGCTGAAAGTGAGGTTCTTGTCCATTTCTTTATATTGTTTGGCTAGGTAAGCGGCAACTGTTGGTGGGTAACCGCCATGCGCGTATCCTTGGCCAAAAGATTGACTAGGTGATTTTCCTCCTTCGCTGCCTGTTAATTCATTTCCGTTTGCGTCAATGGGAATGTTATCATTCCCGGGAGAGTCCTCTGGCTTTTTAATAGCATTATTACAGTGGTAATCAAAAAATCCAAAATCTGCTGCCAGTGGCGCGCCAAAATGCTCAACGTACCAGTTGTGCTGTTTGAACGGACGACCTTTGGTGTCAGACATAATAGCATTAAGAAAGCCGCCGCGGCCGGTGCGTTTATTAATGGGTCCCCAAAGATCTCTTAGGTGTTGCTTTTCAATGTTTTCCATCATAGCTTTGGAGATACTTTGATCCAGAGACTTTTGCAGCGGGTGTTCTGCTGGGAAGAACCCGTCGTCTGGGCAATCATCACTAGAGGCCAGCGGGGGAAAGTTAGAAAACGGGCCGTCCTGAAGTGCGTTTGCCAAGTCTTGTAAATCTTGCAGTGCCTTGTCCTTGAGATCGTCTATCTGCTCACGACACTCTTCAGGAGTTAATCCCTTTTCGGCTAGTAATTCGCACCTTAGTTCATCAATCTTCTGTATGGTTTCCTCATCACATGGGTTAGGTGGTTTATCAAGAGAGATTTCTGGAACCGCATCCACAAGATCGTCAAAGTTGGGGATAAAAGGCAATACACTCCCGAAGAATCTGGCTAAGTTATTCGGATCAGAAAATATTTCTTTGATGCAAGCAGATGGAGATGTTAAAGCCACCTCAATCGCGAGGTTGATAGTTTCTTCACTTGCATTACCGCTTAACAAATCAATGATTTGGCCTTGCGTTAACATCATTGATAAATCATCAATAAACTCGCCCATTTCTGATGGGGCCATGGACTCTAAGCAGGATGCTTCTGGTCCGCCTACGGCGCCGAAAAGATTTTTTAATGCTTCATTCAAATCTTCTTGTGTGGCGTCTGGACATAGATTATCTTTCAGTAAGTCTCTAAAGTGGTTGTTACCACTAAAGAGATCTAACAGGTTTGCTCCAAGTGTTGCCAACGCCTGACAGGCAATGTTAAATATTTTTTCAAGTATTAACTTAAGAAGTTTCATCAATATTGCGATTGCTGTTTGCCTAATCGCCTCTAGCACAGCTTCAGCTAATTCAGCAAATAGATCAAAGGGCTTTTCAATAAGATCAAAATCAGGAAAAGTTAAATCCCAGTCCCAGTTACACAAATCAAACTCTAGGGTGTTCATAAAAGAGTCTAATCTGGGCTCTGCGTAGATAAGTGGTGTTTGCCGGCACGGGAGACGCTTGAGCATTTGCGCCACGATGGGAGCGCCCGGCAAACGATTCATCGCCTCTAGCAACTCATCAGCCCCCAAAGACTTAAGCATTGAACTACGAAGAGCGTCAAAGGCTGCTTTTTGTGCGTTGCCTAGCGCAGCACCGTAAGCGTTACCAGAGCCTTGGCTGGTGCGACCATCATTAAAATTAAACTCCCCACCAGAGTAATCCATGCCAAATAGGCCTCCCGTAGAGGGGTCTGCGGGGCCTTCAAATGTGTTGAAAAGTCCTCTATTTTCAGGATCAATGCCTCGGGCTTCACGGCGGGCAGCTGCTTCTTGTTCAAGCAAGTCTGATGCTGCTTCAAAATCACGCAGATTTGTGCCGCGAGTGGCCAATGCTCTATCAACTATATCTTGCGCCTCTTCTTCACTAATAAAGCCTCCGGGATCATCTTCTGGATTTGTTGTCAAGATAACGTCGTCTACGACGGCATCATACAAATCTTGTTTGGTGACTTGTTCGTCCTTGTTTAACGGGCTAACAGAGAAGCCAGCTCCAGTATAACTGCCGGGCTCATATGTGCCTCCAAACGCGGCTGTTTCCCAAGGCGCCGGAATATTTCCAAAGTCCTGCTCCAGTTGGCCTATGATTTTAAGCTGTTGTTCAGGTGACAGGCCCAAAAACGTCCTAGAAAGGGCGGCGTTTTCCATGGAGTTAAAAGCTGCTTCAGCCAAAGCTTTTGTGGCTGATTCTTCACCTAAGCCTTGTGCCACGCAGTCGATAGCTGTCGTAATGAGGCCTAGCCAGCCACAAAATCCCAAGCGGTCATTTAATCTTTCAAAAAATGCCTCTTCGGGATCATAGTTTTCTGGTAGTCTATAGGCCTTTAGTTGGCCCGACTTTCTAACATCGTCCTGCTCCTCTTGAGATAGTTTACCAAATGCCGTTTGGGCTGGAAATATTTCTTGTATAATAATATCAAGATACGGGTCCTCAGCACGCAATCTACTTTTCAAAGTTTTCAAAACTCTTTGACTTTGGCCATCAAGCCGGCCTGAAAAGTCTCTTAATTTTTTAAGTTCCTCTTCTAGCTTTTCCTCCGAGTAACAACTAAATTTAGAAAAATTTTGCATTATAAGGTCAGGAATGCCGTATATTAAATCTTCTGTGCCTTCGATAAAATTATCCACTGAATCCCCTGTAATGGCAGAGTTAAGCAGACAACCAAGCGCTGTCGGATCATTAAAGATTGTGTTGTCGTTGGCTCCATACCTAACCTCAATTGGAGGATAGGTATTTTTTGTAACTACTTCTAACCAAGGAGTTGGGGTTCTAGCGGTTAAAGCATAATCTATTTCTGGTAGTGCTCCAATATAGTGTAGAGTCCTAGTTCTATTAAGAGGGCCTCTTTTGACATACTTGTTAAAAATGGCTTTAAACTTGCCTTTCTTCCCTACTCTAACAATCGGGCATCCGGGCAGGTTAAGTTGAATTTGTTCTATCCTGATATTATCATTGCCCGTTTCCTTAAACTTTATAACAATTTTTTCTGGATTTTTAGCCGGCTTGAATTTGCTAAGACTAAATCCTAATTCGCCCAGCATTTCTTTAAGTTCGTCTATGAACAAGCCTATTTTTTCACCCTCTGCCTTTAAATCTAAAGTGCTGGTTCTAGAGCCGGCTGGTGTAACCTCTATGAGGCTTCCTCCTTCATTGGAGCGCCATCTTTTAAGTTCATTGTTGTAAACCCTAAAAGCATTTTCAGCCCTTCTAGCCATGCCTGTGATTTCGTAGCCCTCAAAAGTTACTTCTAAATTTGTAAGAAATTCGGTGTCTGGTTCAGATACTAGTCTGTCTGGGACACGATACAGTTGTTCAACTGGGATTGAAATAAGGACTCTTGTTCTGGCTTTAAGCTGTATTGGTACGCTAAAATCAAACTCCGCGTATTCTGCTAATTCCTTAATGCAGTCTATTTCTTTTGTTTCTAAATCATAGCCGGCTTTTTCAGGGACGGCTGCGCCTGCGAAAGCGGCTGCAACAGCAGCAGTCCCCCCAAGAAGTGCTGCCAAGCCGATGGCGGCGCCGCCAGACAGGGCGGCACCAACTGCCAAAGCAGCGCCGGCTGGGCCACCGCCGGCGAGTGCTCCTGCCAAGGCTGCTTGCCCCAACATAGTCTTGGGAGGTTGCGGCACATACATGTACGCTGTAGCTGTGTCGGCCTTGTTAAAGTAATCAAGCATAAGCCTGATACCACGATTTATTTGTTCGTTTTGAAATTCTTGTGATTTTAGTTCACGGATTCTTGGGCCGGGCTCTCGAACAGAACCAACTATACTTGCCTTGGATTTAGGAGGCGGGGCGTTGAACGTAAATACAATATTTTGTGTGCAGTTTTTGCCGTCAAAGAATACCTCGCCGTTTTCCATCATACGGTAATCTGGCACATAAGCGTATGGATTTGGGCGGCACAGGGGGCAAGGATCAGCTTCTTCTGGAGGTGATAGGGGATCGCACTCTAGAAACTTAAACTCCTCTATTTTTAAGTCGCTATCGTACAAATCGGCATAGTCAGATAGCGGTCCGCCCTCTGCTAAGTTTGGACCCGTAGAACGGCCAGCAGGGTCATCAGGCCCATTGCCAAAAGTATTTTGGGCATCTTGATTTATTCTGTCACGACGGGAGCGACGGTCTCTTCCGGGGCCTTGTGTGGACCCTGTGTCTACCGCATACTCTTCCAGACTTGAGCGGCCGTCTTCTCTAACTATCTTGCCTTTATCATACTTAGCCATGTCAGTTTGTCCTATTATACTTGCTATTTATGTAGTGTTTTCCGCCCAACTCTAAGAAATTGAGCCTTTTTGCTGTTATGGTTTGTTGCATATCGATTAGTTTACCCATTTGTTTTGAGGTAAGGGTCAAGTAGTTACCAACGCTTACAATATCTGTAACACCGGGGAAACTAGTAACTGGTCCTGTTGGTCCAACACCCAGCTTTGGGCTCAACACAGCATTTGAAAGCAGCGGGGTGATCATCAATAATCCAGAAGAGATTGCATTAAGCAACAAAACATTTTTAGTTAGAGCCTCCAAATAGTGTCTTAAGTTTTCTCCCTTGGGTATAGGCTGCAAGTAAGACGGCTTAAAAGCAAAAGGATTGATTTTAAAAGCCTTATCTATTTTTTGCTCTAAACCAGTTGGGCCGTCTCTGTTTCCAGCTATTAGATCAATTCCATAAGTAACTTTTATCGGACCACCTAGAGAGTTTTTACCCGGTGGATTTTTACCGGTTACAAGTTTAATACCTTTTCTAGCTAGGATACGAACTGAATCTGCTTTCATAGCAATGGCAGAGTCCATTACTGAAGTTCCAACAGACCCATCGCATATGTCAAAATATTTATCAATGTCTGCTCTTTGCGAAATATAGATTCTTGCTGCATCACCGGGTTTATCGTTGTTCATAGAACCAAAGTGTTTGTCAGCGTAGCCATGATTTTCTCTTTTGACTACAAGACCATTCCTATCTTTTTTGGCAGGCCTGTAATTTTCAGATGGCGACCACCCTTGTAAGCCTACAACTATATCAATAGCGCCACAGCGAGTGTGCCCTTTACCTCCATAACCAGAGGCTAGTCCAGAACTGCGATCACGACCAAGTATTATTCTTGCATTATTGTCGCCTTTTATCTCGGTTTCGCTTTTTGCTTTAATGTAGTTTGGGACTATTTCTTTGAGATTTGAGTTATCAAACCCAATGTTTTCTGGGTCTAGCGCGTCCTCTCTAGCTTTTATTGTTTTTGCCATTTAATTTTGTACTCTCGATTTTGCAAATGCTTCAGCAGTATATTGGCCCGATGTGGTGATACCTCTATTAGCATTCTTTATATCTTCAGCGAATTGCACGCTTCTAGTTTTAGCCGCGTGGTCATAAATGCTAAAATCTGGGCCTGCGCCCATGGCTGGAGGGTAGAACACTGCCATAAAAGCATCGTTTGCATTTAGTATTGGGCCATTTTCATCTATTTTATTTTGAAAGTAATCTTGAACATAATCCATCTGATCTACTGCACTCAAGGCCGCTAAATCTTCGGTTGTCGTGCCTAAATCTTCAGCCGTAGAGCCTAGAAATTGTATCAAACCCGTGGCTCCAATAGCATTAACAGTAGACGGGTCAAAAGTATAACCAGTCTCATAGTTTATTACATTTGCTAGCCACGCTGGATCCGCTGGGGGCTCAAGATTGTTCCCTACTTCTACTATTTTGTTTGCCAGTTCGGGGGATAATTGAGGGTATGCATCGAGCAGTTCTTGCGCATCAGCAAACTGTTCTCTTTCTGAAATATATGCTGCTCCTGACCCTTCATTAATGCCGGGGATTGCCGGTAGCGCAGTACCATTATTGTAGAGGCCTCTTGTGCCTCCAGACAATCCAAGAGCATTAAGTAAGTTAAGGTCGGCGCGTGCTTCAATGCTAGTCACAATACCGAATGTTTTGCTTGGATCATCAAATCTAATATGTACAACTGATCCAATGGGGGCTGCTATAAAAGCTGTTGGCCCGACTGGACTCACGGCCTTATAGACAGCTGGGTAACAAAAGCTACAAACGTTTGCATACTCCTCAGCTGATGAGGCTGCGAAAGGATTCGGTTTATCTAAATCCAACTCTGGTATCATACAACGATAAACCAAGACATCACCACCAACATCTGTTGTGAAGTCATCTATCACTGAACCGTTGGCTTTAAAAACCTGCAAAACAATCCCACGGAAGGTGTTAACGCCTTCAAATATGTTAGGAGATACTATATTACGAAAAGTTCTCCTGTACACCGCCATGGGATCGTCGATGATATTACTAGGGCGAGCAATAGGAGTCCCGGATCGGGGTGTTAAATCAGGGTTTAACGTTCCGGGCATTATATTTCTATACTTGTTTATATCAGCAGGCACTAAGAATCCTCCTTCTGCAACATATCAAATATATCTGCACGGTCACTGTCGCTTAAACCAGTGTCTCCTGATTGTTGCTTGTGGATAAGACCAGATACCTTAACCAACTGTTCATTGCTTCTCTGAAGCGTCTCAACATACTTAGCAG